TTGGGATAAACAGAGAATATAAACCAGACTTCGTTTGGCCATTTCTATTTCTTTTCGTGACGTCTGATGCGTTATATAATTTTTTAAAATTGTCTCCACCTTTATCTAATGCGTTTGAAGTTGAGCCCATCATACATTTACCAATAATTCTACTACCTAATCGTAAACATGTTTTTGTAACTCTCCAGTTATTTAATATATTATCAGGTCTCTCCCATTTACCACTTTCATCGTGTACTAAAAGATTTAGTTTTTCACCATCGTAACTATTGTCTCCAGTATTTTTCCAATCAATAGTTGTATCTAAACCTTGTATGTCTTCCAACTTTTCATTACTAGTTATTTTCTTTCTAGTAAACTTACTTGCCGGTACTCTGTATGCTAGTTCTGTTTTAGGTCGATCCATACCATCTTGGATAGGTTTAAAAAAGAATGGATAATTTATACTAATCGGTACAACTTTGTCAGTAAACATCTTCTTAGCATCTGCACCTGTTTTGGACAATACGCCATATCTACTATCAGTTGCGAGTGTGGCTAAATTAACTGCTTCAGCTGAAGACATAAAAGAAAATCCTGAACGTCTATTCTTTAAATAACATATACCATAACATCTTTTATCCGCTTTACACGCTTCCCAAAATATGTAGAATATTCTATTTGCCTCTCTGAAGTCCGGAGCGCCCACATCAATCTTACTCCACTGTAGATACATATAATGTGTACCTACTATATAAATTGGTTTATCTTTACTCATAAACCAAAACCCTTCATCTCTTCTTTTAAACTCTTCGTCTATGTAATCGAACCACTGTTCCTTATTCTCAT